AGCTTGTGTAGCTGAATCAAACCATGTTCCATTTTTACCAACCCAAATTGTTCCATTATCAGCATCAAAAGCTACCATTATAATATCTCCTGTTGAAGCTGTACTTCCATAAGAGCCATAACTATTATTATTCCATTTTCTTGCGTTTTCTCCAGCATAACCATAAGAGTTAGCACTAGCACCTATTCTATCTACTGTTTCTTGTTTTGATATGCCTATATATTGTTTCATTTCTCCACTTAAAAATTTTGCTTCAAAATACCATTTTCCACTTTGAACACCTATTGAACTAAATGAAGTTCTATTTTCATCAGCACTATTTGTAATTATTAAATTACCCTCTGAAAAAGTGTTTGCACCACTTGGTACTGCTAAAGGATTTAATGTTGCAAAATTATTTGTAGGTGTATCGGTAGTCTGGTCAATTGCTGTAAGATTATTAACTGTAAAGTCATTACCATTTCCAGATACATCATCACCTAAAGCTGCACTATCTTCAAAGTCCAAATAGAATCCATTAGTACCAAAGGTTAAACCAGATACATCTATTGGTTTCCATATTCCAGAATCTTCGTCAAATTCTCCAAAGTCTGTTACTGCGTTTTGTGTACCATCAATTAAAACCATTTCTGATAAATACATATCTATGTATTGAACTGCTACATAATTTAATCTTCCTATATAATGTGTTCCTGTATTATTTATTCCTGTATAAAAATTTTGTACTGCATATGTAATTGTTACATCAACTAAAGAACCATTAACATAAATTTTTACTCTGTTAGATTCTGTGCCTTGTGTCAAATCAACAGAAACACAAATGTGATACCAAGCTGATACATCTCTAAAAAGCATAGTAGTTGTAACATCTAATTTATAATCTTCTTGTGCAAAAAGTTCTAATTTATCATCATCTCTAAATCTTATCCAAGTGTTTGGTGAAGCACCAACAAAAATAACTTGGTATGTTCCTATAGTACATCTTTTAACCCAACAACTCCAAGTCCAAGTTCTTCTATTACTAGCACTACTAGGTGTTATTGATAATGTATCACTACTACCATCATTAAACCTACATGAATTATCTACTGCATAACCACTTGCTGATGCAGAGTTAGCTGGAATAATTAAAGACATTAAATCTCCAATGTTGGTAGTTCGCCTAATGGTCTTGACTGAACACCATCTGTTGTTGTGTAAGTGTATAAAGTTTCTAATGCTGGAGTGTCTGTAGCATTTGTAATTTGAGTTTCCATTTCATTTGATTTAGTTCTAACCAATGCTCTAAAAGTTGTAATATCATCTGGTACAGAATAATCAGCTATTTCATTTGCTTTAACTACATACCAATCAGTAGGTGCTAATAGTCCAGCAGCTTGTTGTTTAATAGTTTGAATTAAATTATATTTTAATCCTCTAGTTTTTATATCATTAACTGATTTGTCATCTGGTAAATCTCCAGCATCTTCATCATCTTGCGACCATGTAGTATCTGCATGAGCCTTTGGTGTAGCAGTTCCATAACTTGCAGTTACAGTATCATCAGCAAAATTAAAAGATTGATTAGTATTAATATACCATTTCTCATCTTTTTTATTACTGTCATCAAAGACTACTTCATAAATTCCAATAGCTTCTTTTTCTTCAACAGACCATTTCATAAATATGTCTTTAGGATATTGTAAATCTCCTAGAGTAAAGCCTTTAGGATAACTAAAGTATTTTGTGATTGTTCCGTCTGTTACTAATGCGTACATAATATTCCTATGATAAAGTTAATGCTAAATTTCTACCAACCTCTAACCACTTTGCTCCATTGTATCTAAATGTAAATAAGTCGCCAAGATTAGCTGTTGCTGTTAATGTCGGTGCTGTGTCAAGAGCAAATTCGTAAGCTGCGTTCCATGTAATAGTTCTGCTACCAGTTCCATCTTGAATAATAAGTAATGATATAAATTGACCACTTACAGGATTAGCTGGTAATCCCATAGTTCTACTAGCACCAAGTGTTACTTTAGCTACTGGTTGAGTTGCTGCGTTCCAAGTAATAGTTGCAGCATCTGTTAAAGCTACTTCTGCAATGTAACCAGAAACTAATTTAACTTGACCATTACTATCTCCAGAAATCCAAGTTGTAGTTGTTGAACCATCATTACCAGCAATTTTTAATTGTCTATCGCCACTAACACTATCAGCATCTACACTTCCAATTATTATATTACCATCACCACTTGTAATATTATCTCCAGCTCCAGAACCAATTCCAATATTTCTAACCCCACTATTAACTAATCTTAAAGCAGTAATTCCGATTGCAGTATTATCGTTACCATTTGATTGTCTTAATGCTTCATAACCTACAGCAGTATTACTACTAGCTGTTGTTATAGTGGTAAGTGAAGAATCTCCTATTGCTGTATTAAAACCACCAGTAGTTAAAGATGTTAAGCTGCTATATCCAATTCCACTATTTCTATCCCCAGAAGTTAAAGCATCTAAAGCAGTAATACCAACTCCTGTGTTTCTATCTGCTGAATTTAAAGTTCCAGTTGTTGCATGACCAACTAATAAAGAGTTTGTAAAATTTGTTCCAGCTTGTTTACCAAGTAAAGCTAAATTAGTAGCTGCTTTACCATCTAATAAATTTAATTCTGTTGCAGTAGAAGTTACTGCTACATCTTCATTTATTTTTGGTGAAGTTAAAGTTTTGTTTGTAAGAGTTTGTGTACCAGCAAGTGTAGCAACAGTTGAATCAATTGCTATTGTTCCAGATGCAGTAATTGCTCCACCAGATAAACCAGTACCAGCAGTTATAGAAGTTACTGTTCCAACATTTTGTGGAGTTATAGTTGTGTAAGTAATACTTGTAGATCCTAATGTTGCATCAGTATCTGTAGTACATAAAAATATTTTATTATCATTTGCAGTACCTTGATTTACTACAACCATACCACCAGATAATTCTGCAATAGTATCATGTTCTGGATCTCTTGATGCTGCACCAGCACCAGAACCTACTGCAATGTATAAACCATTTTCAGTAGCTGTTGATTGATTTTTTAAAAGAACTCTATCTCCAGCAACAAGTGTAACACCATCAATAGCATCTCCAGCTTCAAGAGCTGATGAAATAACTACATTGGCAGTTGAAGCACACTCTGCAATAATTCTAGTTCTTAATCCAGCAACTGCATTATCAACATAAGTCGTTGCAGCTTTGGCATCTATTTGTGTTTGAGCATTAGATGATAAAGTATTAATGTATTGAAATTCTGAACTTGTAACTGTTCCATCTGCAATTTTAGTTGCATCTATTGCTGCACTTGCATTAACATCTGCATTAACAATTGCACCATCTGTAATTTTAGCAGAAGTAATTTGAGAATCAGCTATGTGAGCTGTATCAATTGATCCGTCAACATATTGATCTGAATCTACTGAGTTAGCTGCCATTTTAGCAACTGTAATTTGTGAGTCTGCAATATGAACTGTATCTATTGAACCATCAACGTAATGTTCACTATCAATTTGTTCATCACCAATTTTAGCACTTGTTATAGCATCAGCATTTATTTTTGCTGTAGTTACAGCATTAGTTCCAATTTTATCTGCTGTTACTTGAGCAGATGCAATATGAGCTGTGTCTATACTACCATCTACATACTGGTCAGAGTCAACAGAATTAACTGCCATCTTAGCAACTGTAACTGCATCATCTGCAAGTTTAACAGTTGTAACTGATCCATCTGCTAATGTAGCAGTTGCAATTATACCTGTTGGAATAGAATTGTTTGTTTTAGATAAAGCACCAATATAAACATTTGTAATAGCTTCACTTGATAATGAACCACTATCCCAAGTTACATTTACTGTAGTGTTTGTAGAAAAAGTTGAAGAACTAATTGTTCCATAAATTGTTCCAGGAGTAGTAGCTGTTAATTTAATTCTTCTTCCAGCATGATAAATTGCTGTAACATTAACACCAGCAATTGTAAATGAAGTTGAACTTGCATAAGCTGCTGTAAAAGCTGCATCACCATCACCATACTCAACCCATTGACTATCGTTATACCATTCTCTAGTATTCTTCATTAATGCTCTAATTGCATTGTTCAAATTAGAAGGTAGCATTCCCTCCGCTGTACTTATCCCATTTAGATCAGTATTATTTGCTTGGGTTGTTGAATAATCTTTTATTCCTGCCATAATTTAATCTCCTAAAAACCAAGAATAAGCTTTATTATTTTCTTGATTCTTTTCATTTATTAATGCGTTAATTGCTTCTTCAATTTGCCTTTGAAAAAATTCTTGTGTTTCAAAACTATATCTAACATTATCTATATCAGTTTTATCTGTCATCTCAAGCCTGATTTTGATGCAATCAGATCAATTCCTTGTGCATCCTTCCAAGCTCCTCCACTTGGTATTTTAACATTTACTTTAACATATCTACCAGATTGTCTTACAGGATTTATGCCTGTAGAGTTCATACTTGAAGCAGTTGACTCAGTTACAGCATCTGACAATTTATTTCTAGTTTTAATAGTTACTGTTGCCTCAGCATCTACAATTGGTCTTACACCTATTATAGACGATCTTAGTCCTGGAAACAACTCTAATTCTGTAGTTTCTATTTCTCCAATGTTTTCTGTTCCTGAAAAAATAGCAGCTTTATAATCACTATCTATACCACCTAATAATAATTGTCCACCACTCCAAAATTCAGTATCTAAAGAAATATTAATATTATCTAAGTTTTCAGAAATAATATCCATTAACTCAACTGTATAAGCTCCAACGAATTGAGAGAATATTGTACTAGCATTAGCATTAGCTGATGACCATTTTTCTGTAGCATAATTATAAATTAAAACTTTATCACAAATTCCTGTAGTATTTGATGTATCAGCAGATGATGGATAAAGCCAAATTGCTAATTGATTAAAAGGATCTGTTGTTGCTACTATTCTATCTGAATATGCTTTATTTAAATTAATATCAAAAAATCTATTTACTTTTTCTGCACCAATAGCTTTTACTGTATCTCCATTAATTTCAAAAAAACCATCATCAGCATAAAAAAATACTCTACGATTATCTTGGCAAACTGTTCTTCCAAGTACCGCACCTCTATTAGGTGAAATCATTGATAGTCTAAATACAGTTGCACCACCGACATAGTCCATACGAATTA